TTCCACCAGGGCCTCCGACACCACTTGATGGACTAGGACTACCGCCTTGGTTTGCTCCACCACCGCCACCGCCAGCAGAACCACCTCCACCACCTCGGCCATTTCCTCCTGAATTACCTTGAGGTGGACTTACTGGTGGATTATTTCCTCCACCACCTGGTTGTCCCCCACCTCCATCGGAACCACCTCCTCCACCACCAGAGCCACCAGAGCCACCGTTTTGACCTGTATCTCTATCACCACCGCCACCACCGCCAGCTGATGAAAAACCAAATGCAGACGATCCACTTCCAGCAGTTCCTCTTCCCATACCTGGAGGAGCTCCTGATCCACCACCGCCAACTGATATCGGATAACCTTGTGCTGATACAGATGTACCTCCTGTGTCAGGTTGAGGAAAGTTTTCTCTAAAACCTCCAGCTCCACCACCACCTGCAGTTCCTGAGCCACCTCCGCCACCGCCCGCTTGGATAGTCCACATAACTGTATTTGATCCAGCAGAGTTTCCAGCTTGACTTACTGTAAAAGTTCCAGGACTAGTAAATCTATGCACTTTAAAATCTCCATCAGTTGATTCAGATCCTCCTGATGCTGCAACAAATTGTTTTAAAGGTTTTACTAAAATTGAAAAAGCTCTGTCGGAAGTAGTTCCTGAAGTATTTGTTGCTCTTACTGTAAAGTTAGATGTTGTATCTGATCCTACATTATCTACTGTTCCAACAAAAGCTCCCGTAGAACTGTTTAAAGTCAAACTTGATGGTAAACTTCCTGATTGAATAGCATAGCTTAAAGTTCCTGAAGAAGTAGTAGCTGTAACGACACTTAAATTATCATTAGGATTATCTTTTTCAGTTTGTGTTTGTAAAGTTCCTAAAGTTCCTGAAGCAGTGGTAAAAGAAATAGTTGGTGGATCAACAGTTATTGTAAATTCTCTATCAGAAGTTGTTCCAGTTTCTGATATTGTTGCTCTTACTGTAAAGGTAGAAACTGTTTGAGATGCGACTGCACTAGCAGTTCCTGTAAATGCTCCTGTAGATGAATTTATACTTACTCCTGTTGGTAATGATCCAGATTGTATAGAATATGATAATGTACCAAAAGATGCCGTAGCTGCAGCAGAAGATAAATTTCCTGCTGGATTTGATCTTTGAGTATCTGATAAAGTTCCTAGTGTTCCAGCCGCTGTTGCAAAAGTTATAGTAGCTGGTGCAATTGGCCCTGAGTCTCCCGCACTAGAAACGATCCATCCTTGAGTAGATCCTGAATAGGTTAGTGTTAAAGCTTGTCTGTTTGCAGTGACTCCTTGTCCAACGGTTCCTCCTTCTATTTTTTCTCCAGACTGAGGGGATAAAATTATTGCATTTGTATTTGCATTAGAAATATAATCAACAACTTGAACTGATTCTCCTGCAACTCCTGTTGGAAGAGTTACAGTGACAGGGTTTGAAGAACTATCAACAAAATAACCTTCACCTGCAACAGCGTTAAAGTTTGCTGTTTTTACAGTTGTCTGCCATTTTGTGCCTCCACCTAAATCATTTGTTGCACCAGAAGCTAATGTTATAGTATCACCAGATGCACCAATTGTAATTGTAGTGCCACTTTGACTGACAATGTTACCACCATCAGAAGCTTGTACAGCATTTGTTTTAACAACATTACCTGGAACAGCTACTGACTTACAAGCTGATCCTACGGTAATTGTACTACCTGTTTGTGCATCTATTTCATTTACTTCTATCTTACTCATATAATAATTAAGTTACCTGTTACTGTTATAGTTCCTGTTACTGTCACTGGTCCTGCTAAAACTCCTGAATCCATTGTTTGTACTTCATTTAAAGTTGATGCATGAGTAACCACATAACCTGTTGCATTCATTACAGGAGAAATAGTTTTAGTGTGGGGTATTGTACAAAATACTTCTTTCTCTCCTGCAGAAAAATCTATCTTAGAAGTATTTCCTGCTGAATTACTAATTACTGTATCTCTAGATAAAGTATCAGGTGAAGCATCTGTAACTGTTCCTATACCAACTTCAAATTCACCCGTACCTGTATTAACAATACAATAATAAGTAGTATTGGTAGTACCTATTCCAGATACAAATGAAATAAAGTCCTGAGAAGCACCGGCTAAATTAAGAGTTCCAGTTCCAGTAGTGGTGCTTGTTTCTTTAACTCTATCATCAATGATAAGAGCCATGCACCCTCCTTACGTTATTCTTAATATTGCAGCAGCTGTTGTAAATGCTGGGAATTGAATTGTAAATGTTCCAGCGGTTGCTGTTTTGTCACCACCAAAATCTAAAACACAAACTGCATCAGTAGTATTAGAACCACCATCTGTTGTTGTATTATAAATTAAAGCACCTCTTGCTGTAAGTGTTACACCTACAAATGATAAATCAGCAAAATCTGTGATTGCTACACCTGAAGATACTTTTACACCTTGATTAACAAGTGCTTTACCTCCTGCAACATAACCTGATGAAGTAACCTCTGTATTTGATCCTCCGCCTGGATTTGTTGAATAATTTTCTGTAGATGCACCTAAAGTAGCAGCATTAGTATACATTGCTAATTTGTATGTATCAGATGATGTATCAAAATCGTGTTTTCCTTGAAGTAATTCTTTTTTAAAAGAGTTACATATTGCATTAGTTGTTATAGCCATTTTTATTTCTCCTTATAAATTTTATGGTGATGGTGATTCAACTTTTATTCTTGGTACACCATCATCGTACTCAGCTCTTCTTCTTCGACCCATTTGTTGAATAGCAAAAGCTTGTATTTCTTCATTATACTTGCTTTTATATAGGTTGTACATATCCATGGGTCCTTTGAGATATGCAAAACATTCACTCAAGACACCATGAAGTAACATTGATTCTTGGTACTGAGATAAAAATGTGGTTGTTGTACTATCAAAATGAGGAGGTGTAACAATATAATTAAGTTGTAGACCGTATGCAATGTCTGGAATTGGTGCAACAACAATAGTTGAGTCATCCCAATTAGCATAGTATTTAGGTTTACCCGTAGCATTAGAAGAATTAAATTCACTTATAAAACTTGTATCTCTTTTTTCCATAAATTGTCTAGCAGATGTAATTGAAGCATCAGCAAAGACTTGTAATGATCTAATAATTAAAAAATCAGAAGGAGTTACTACATACCTTTTATTAGCTGTAAAAGATGAAGTAGCATATTTTCTAGTATCATCATAATCTACTTTGCCTGCAATTTCTAATTCAGTGTTACGAATAAACTGATCAATTAAAGTATCAGATAAAACATTTGAATCTACTTCTGTGTAACTTCTTACTTGTGTCAAAAAATTTGAATAAGTTATTGCCATTATGAAATACTCACTGTTACGTTACCAATTAAAGCATCTAAATTTCTTCTTCTATTTTGTAAAGAAGGATCCTCTGGAGTCATACTATGAATTGTAGTTGTTACACCATTTGTTGTAACTTCAAATTCTTGTGTTTTAAAAGCAAAACTTCCTGGTAAATCTAAATTAGCAACACATACTGAAATACCACCTGAGTTAGCTATGGTTACATCATTAGCTGCTACTGTTGTAGGTTGTTGAAATTTTTGTGATCTTGTATTTCTTAAAGCGATAGCATCTGCTTTATGATGAGGTGGATCTAACTGTGGATGTTTTGGTTCAAACTCAGAAATATGTACTAAAGATCCATTCCATTCTTTTACCATTTCTTTGTAAGGAAATGCTTGTCCAGATCTGTCAGATATAGCTTGTGATCTTTTTCCGCTTGCGTATGACATTAAACTCCATCTCCAAAATAAGTTTGTGGTGAAATATAAACTGAAGTTCTTGAGCCATCTTCATTTAGTGCTCTTAATAATTCATCTTCATATAATTGTTTTAATAATTGAATTCTGTCTGGTGATCTTTTTTGTGCTAGATAATATGCAAGACCTGAACACATGCACGGTAAAAATCTATATGCTACATCTGCTTGATTTGTAAAAGCACCAGCATCTTCAATTCTATTAATACTGTAAAATTTTAATCGTGTATAAGTAGATGCATCAGGTGTTAAATATAAAGTTATAGTTGGCGTAGTTTGTCTATCAACATAGTATTGAGAAGGTTGTCCTGTTTGATATTTATTTGGTAAAGCTGAATATGCTGATCTATCTATTTTTGTTAATGCAACATCTTGAGTGTTTGCAGTATTAGATGCAGTTGCTGTAGTTGAAATATAAGCTTCCAAAACATCATTAACATTAGATGCAACTGAATAAACAGAAGTTCCAGCAACAAGAGCTATATCATTTAATTCAACTTTCCAAAGGTGAATTCCTCTATTACCCCATTCTGAAAATAATAAATTTAAACTTCTTCTTGCAGATTTAATGTCATGACCACTATTTGTACGTAAGCCGCATCTTTCGTATGCTTCTTCAATTATATCATCGATATTTAAATCGAATGCTGTAGTTCCTGACGTAGCCATAATTCATTACATTATGTCTTTGTAATAATCCAAAGACTTTCCTGGTATTAAGTTTTCATCTTGTAAGCCTTCGCCTTGGGTTCTGGCTGCACCATAACCTTTAGCCATATCACCTTTGTAAGCTTTCATCATTTTGAAATCTTCACCAGATATTTTACCATCTTTATTTTTATCTAATTTTTTTTGCCCACCTTTTAACATTGTTCCTCCTGTATTAAAAAACTTTTTTGCCATTGCTAAAGGTGATAATAACTCAAGTACACCTGCACCTTTTTGTCTAGCTTTTTTCATAGCTAAAAGTCCAAGGTTAGCTTTTAACAAATCAGCGTGTTGTTGTTTTGTTGATTTTTTACTTAATGTTTTTTTTAATTTTTTTACTTTAGCTTTTTTTTCTGGAGACATTGTAGCTACATCATAAGCAAGTTTAGTTGCAGTAGCTGCTAAACCAATTGGTGTTGCTGCTCTAGCTATTTTTCCAACAGTTGCAACTTTACTTAAATTTTTTGCAGCTTTGGGTAACTTGCTAGCTACTCCTGAAACTGTTAATCCTTTAAATAAGTTTTTAAATTTTTTACCTTTTTCAAAAGCAGTTTTTTCAAACTTAGCTGGATAATTTGCACCTTTAGGCATACCTCTGTCTTTTGCAAACAATGATTTTAATTTACTACTTTCCTTCATATTTCTCCTTAGATTTCTATCATACCACCGTAATACTTCTTGGTAAAGGTAGCAACGTTAGTTGGTTTACCGCCAACTCCTTGTGCTTTACTTCTCTTTCTTGCAACAGCAGAACGCCTTTCTGATTCTGTCATACGGGCGGCTTTTGCAGCAGGCACGCATTTGGGGTATGCTCTTTTTGATCCATTTGCAGATTTTCTTCCACATTTTTTATATCCTCCTCCTTTTTTGGGAGATCCAATATCGACCCAATCTTGTTGAAACCATTTTTTAAGACCCATTAGAATACTCCTTTGAATCCCATACCTCT